AGATACTTTCTAAGTCTCGTGCTGCAGTAAAGCGTATTAATAAATAAATTTAATAGCAGAGAGGCACCTCAGTGTCGGACCTCTCTGTAATTTGGCTTCTAGCCCTCTACGGAGGATACCTATTAGCCGTCTAGACGGTGGGATAGACCACAAAAAATGATCAAAAAAATTTCAGCTGAAAAACGTATATATCAAATTAATTTTTAATAATGTCAACAATACATCAATCAACAGATCATCAGGCTTCGGTAACCGTACCTGGTGCTAAGAATGGAGGCTCGGACAGACGAGAACTCTATCTTAAATTGTTCAGTGGCGAGATGTTTAAAGGCTTCCAGCATAATGCTATAGCTAGAGATCTTGTTATGAAGCGTACCCTAAAGAACGGTAAATCTTTACAGTTCATCTACACGGGACGCACCAAAGCCGAGTACCATGTTCCAGGAAATTCCATCCTTGGTAACAGTGACGGCGCACCTCCAGTATCTGAAAAGACCATCACAGTTGATGATTTACTAATCAGTTCAGCTTTCTTGTATGAGCTAGATGAGACACTTGCACACTACGATTTGAGATCAGAGATCTCTCGTAAGATTGGCTATGCTCTTGCTGAGAAGTATGACCGCCTAGTGTTCCGTTCAATTGTTCGTGGAGCTAGAGCTGCATCACCTATCAGTAAGGCTAACTATGTAGAGCCAGGTGGTACGCAGATTCGTGTTGGTACAAACGCTGATGCTAACGATGCTTACAGTGCAACTGCACTTGTTAATGCATTCTATGATGCTGCAGCTGCAATGGATGAAAAAGGAGTCAGTTCTGAAGGTAGATTTGGGGTATTAAACCCACGTCAATATTATGAATTGATACAACAAGTTGGTGAGAATGGTCTAGTTAACAGAGACGCACAAGGTACATCCCGTCAGAAGGGTAATGGAATTGTGGAGATTGCTGGTATCAAGATCTACAAGTCAATGAACATTCCATTCTTAAGTAAGTATGGTACAAAGTATACACCTGCATCAGGTAACGATGACACTGTAGATACTAACGTAGCTGATCCTGGCAATACAGGTTCATTCGTTAGTGCAGATATCGAAGATGCTGAAGATAGCGATACAGGAATCAACAACGATTACGGTGCAACAACCAATTTCGCTAACTCTTGTGGTATCATCGGTCAACGTGAAGCCGCAGGTATCGTTGAAGCTATCGGACCTCAAGTTCAAGTAACAAAGGGAGATGTTAGTGTGATTTACCAGGGTGACGTGATTTTGGGTCGCCTCGCATGTGGAGCAGATTATGTTAATCCTGCTGCTTGTGTAGAGCTTTTCGCTGGTACAGCTACAAAACCAGCTGCATTCTAAAGATGCATACAATGGGGAGTCATTACGGCTCCCTTTTTTTTATTCATAAATATTTATACCTATGGCTTTCCCTACCACTAACGCTACTCAAGAATTACCCGCTATAAATCAAATACTGATGGCTTGTGGTCAGGCACCAGTCACCACTTTAGATGAAACCAACCCAGACGTTGCGATTGCATATCAAACTCTACTAGAAGTATCTAGAGAGGTACAAAGTGAAGGCTGGACTTTCAACAAAGAGCCACATTATAAGATGACACCTGAAGCGAATACTAATTATATTCTTATACCAAACAACGTATTACAAATAGACCTTAGTCAATCTAATGCAGGTGATAAACAGGCAATCAGAAAAGGCGGGAAATTATATGACAAAGAACATCATACATGGGAGTGGAAAGATGGAGCTGTCGATTGCGACATCACATGGCTATTTGATTGGGTAGATCTACCACGACCAGTACAGGATTACATAACAGCTAGAGCATCTACTATTGTATCTAGTCGAATAGTTGGGGACAGTGGTCAATATCAAATGCTCCAACAAAAAGAGGCATACATGAGAGCTATGGCTCTGGAGTATGAAACAACCCAAGGTGATTATTCATTCTTTGGACAACCTGACGGAGCACACCCTTATGTCAGTTATCAACCATACAAAGCACTTAGTAGATAATGGCTGCAGTAACTCAAAGGATATCTAACTATTTAAGTGGGGTATCTAAACAGACAGATAGTAAGAAAATTCCAGGTCAGGTTAAAGAATGTATTAATGGCTTACCTGATATGACATTAGGTATGACAAAGAGACCTGGGTTTAAGTTTATATCTAAATTAAAGAATACAGGTGGTACTGACTTTAGTGGAACTCAGCTAGATAATGCTAAGTGGTTCTATATCAATAGAGATACAAGTACCAGATATATAGGATGTATCATTCCTAAAGTTAATAGTACTAATGGTACTTTACATATTTGGAATGCAGATACAGGAGTAGCTTGTACAATTACAGATACCGATACTAGTTCTGCACTTGGAGCACATGCTTACCTAACTGGACTAGCTAAAACTAACTACGACGTAACAACAGTTCAGGATACAACCATCATTACTAATGATGCATTCATTGTAACTGCAAAACCAGAGGCTACTGATTTTGTAGCTCAGAGTAGAGGAACTATTCTACTTACTTTACTTGGAGCTTTAGAAGCTACTATCCAGAGTACTAGCTTTGAAGTTAAGTTAGGTGGTACATCTATTGAAACTGCAAAAGGAAGTGTACAAACATGTCCATATAATTCAGGTGCAAGTGATGACTACGATGCTGTACTAGATGGTATTAAAGCAGCAATTGATGCTAAAAATATAACTGGTTTAGAAGTAGTTAAACACGGTACATCTCTACAATTAGATTATGTAGTTAGTGATACTAGAACTCCATTTACACTTGAAGTTAAAGGTGGTAAAGATAACGAAAGAATTACTACTTTCCAAGACTGGGCTTCTAATGAATCTTGGCTACCTCCTAACTCATTTCATAACCATGTAGTAACCATAGTTAACTCACCTTTATATGATGAGGATAACTACTATGCAAAGTTTGTAGCTGATAACCCATCAACAGGTGGTTCAGGTTATTGGAAAGAGAGTATAGGTAATAACCAATCTCCAGGTTTAACAGCCTCTAGTATGCCTCATAGGTTAATGAATACAGGTACCAATACATTTACGTTTGGACCTATTACATGGGGAGATAGGCTTGTAGGAGATGACTTAACAAACAGTCACCCTAGCTTTGTTGGTAAGACAATTAAGAAGGTATTCTTCCATGACGATAGACTTGGATTTTTATCTGAAGATAATGTCATCCTCAGTAGAGCTAAAGAACCTTATGAGTTATATGCAGTATCAGCCAGAACACACACAGCTGGTGATCCTATAGATGTTAACTGTGCATCAACTAGACCTACTAAGCTACATGCAATAAAACCAGCTAGACAGGGTTTACTATTATTCAGTAAGAATCAACAGTTTATTATCTATTCAGATGATGGACCTTTAACACCACAGTCTACAAAGATCAGACCTATCTCCAACATGGAGATGAGCGATACAGTTGATCCAATAGATATAGGTACACACTTTAACTTCATCAGTAAGACTCCTAACTTTGTAAGGGTCTTTGCTATGCAACCTAAAGGATTAGGAGAGAGTCCTGACATCCTTGATATAGGTAGAGTAGTTAATGAGTGGATAACAATAGATGTAGATACATTGGTAGCTAGTATCCAGAATGAGTTCATTGCTATGTCTAGTCAGTCAAGTAAAGATATCTATTTTTATAGGACTTATAAGAATGGTGATGAGGTATTGATGGAGTCTTGGTTTAAGTGGAGACTACCTGGAACTGTTCAGGCTATGGCTCTAGATCAGGATGATATGTACTGTGTTACTAAGCAAGGTGATCAATATACTCTATCTAATTCAAACCTAACTCAGAGTCCAGATGTAGCTATCATAACTAATGCACAGGGTCAAAAGATTAACCCTTGTATGGATCTATATGCACAGGCTAGTTCTGTAGATTATGACGCAGATAATGACTTTTCTAAATGTTATCTACCTTATGCCAACCTAACTGATGAAAAGAATGTATTGATCATAGCTGGTACAACAGCAGCTGGTACATTTAATAATTCAGGTTTTACCATCACACCAGAGACAGGTACAGATGATACTGGTACATACTTTAAAGTGCCTGGACAAG